GTCGCTTAGCATTGCGGGGATATCATCACTTGTTTCGGTCCCTGGACCGAGAGACATGCCCCCTTGTCGTAAATCTGTTACTCCTCCACCTTTAGCCATGCCTTGTTGTGGAAATAAGACATCACTTGTTGGGAATATTTGTGTGTCCACTCTACGTGGTGTAAATGGTTCTGCATCAGGAGAATCGTCCTGACCTGATTGAATTAAAAACCCTAATGCTGTTGTTAAAGGTATACCTAGCCTTAATAAATCTGTAAGCCCTAAACCACCTGGTCCTGACTTACCTCCTATATCTAAAGCTAATTCAGCAGCTTTATCTTTTGATACTCCTAAATCAATAAGTTTATCAAAGGCTTCTTGATTAACAATATCACCAGTTTTTTTACCAAATATCTTATCTAATCCTAAACCCTCTCCAACACTACCTTTTGTCAAACCGAACTGTCCGCCTTTACCTAGTAATCCTGCAAAAGTATCTGCGCCTTTACCTCCACCTAATAATAATTCCATAATGCCTTGAGCCTTTGCTCCTTCAGCCGCGCCAGGAATGCCTATTCCAAAAAGACTTTTAGCACCAGGACTATAAAAACCTGCACCGCCTCCTGCTAATGCACCACCAACTCCACCACCGATACCACCAGCGATGGCTCCTAATAAAGGATTACCAGTTGCAAGTCCTACTATAGGACCTAAGAACTGTTCTAAGTCACCGGGTATTGCTTTTCTAATACCTTTAACAATCTTTTTTAGGAAGAACTCTGGTTGACCTGTAACAGGATTAATAGAGTTTAATTCGTTACCAACAATGTATCGACCAGGCTCTATGCCCATGTCTACCATTGTCTTAAATAATCTTTTCTTCAATACAGGGTTTCTGTCTAATACTTCCATCGGCACAACAGTTTCACCTTCTGCTGCATGCACTATGTATGTATCTTCAAAACGTCCAAGTCCTCCGAGTGAGGATACGAAATTTTTAAATTGGTTTAGTGACTCAAGTCCCTGCATAATATTATGTTGTATCTCCAAATATATCTAAGCTATTAACTTTGATAGCGACATCTCTTTTGATGTGTTTTTCTTCTGTGGAAGTTGCAGGGTTTTCGACGTCCGCCAATGCTTCTTTTTCATCAGCGTATTCTTGTCCTGTTTGCGTATTAGTAATAGTAATCTTAGTTTCAACAGGCAAGATTTCAATACCCTTACCCGCTAATACGGTTTCATCTTTTTTTATACCCATTTTCCCATCCTTTTGCAATATAATAGTTTTAACATTTCCATCTCTTTCTAGCCTGTCTTAACCTTGAATTAGGGTCTTTTGCAGCCTTTGGAAACTTCTTCATTTGTCCTGCACTTCTTGCACAAAACGACTTTCTTCTTTTTGCTGCCTTACTACCTGGTTTTACTTTACCTGTAACGGCAGTCTTTAATTTAGATCCAGGATTATCTCTACGGTATTTTGCAACACCGGCAGCAGTCATACCTGCTCCTTTGTCCGTGGCTCTAAAATACTTTTTAGTTTTTGGTGGTTGTTTATCTCTTTTTCTTGCCATGTTTTTTTCTTATTGCTTCTTTTGCTCTTTTTGCAATTCTTGCTTGTTCTGTTTTACCAGCGACTTTACTTCTTTGCTCAACCACAGTAAGTATTTGAATTTTTCTAGCAAATGGTTTGTTAATCCTTTTAACTTTAGCAACGGTGCGCCTCGCGTCAGCAGGAGTTGCGTACTTAATAGACACAGTGTCTTTTGGGTTTTCATCTGTATATAATCTCCTACCACTACCTTTTGGTTTTTTTCCTGTTCCCTTTAGTGGATCTTTTCTTTTTTTCGACACCTTTGATTACTCCTTTGTTTTTTGAAGCGTAGAAGACGGCTTTAGCATCTTTACCATAAGTCTTCTTCATAGACTTCATAATCTTTTTACCCTTTTCGTTTAGTGGCACCTTTTTTCCTTTTTGCAAATGTAGCAACATTAGTTGGCTTACCACCGACTCCTTGTGCTTTTGATCTCTTTCTAGATACAGCAGATTTTATTTGACCTTTAGTCATGCTAGCAGCTTTCGCTCTGGGGACACACTTAGGATACTTTCGTTTGGCGTCTTTCTTTTGTTTAGATCTACCACACTTAGCAAAGCCTCCACCTTTTTTCTTAGAACCGATGTCAACCCAGTCCTGTTTGAACCACTTCGCTAATCCTTTGTGACCAGACATTAACTCTTCTTTGTTTTCTTTCGTCTGTTTTTCATAACAGCACCACAACCTTTTGCAATACCGCCTTGAGAGAAACTAGAAACTTTTTTACGATCTTGAGATATTTTATTAAAATCTATTACCTCTCCACCCATGGCTTTTTTAGGGCCTCTAAAGTCTTTTCTCTTTACGCCACTAGGATCTTTAATCTTACCCGCACAAATTTTTGATGCATAGGCGTTTGCATATGCTGAGGGGTACACTTTAAATTTCCGCTTAGCTGCAGCTTTGCCTCTTGGACATAACTTAGTCATTATTTTTTCCTTACTGTTTGTTTAGCTCTAGCGAAAGCTTTTGCTGTAGGAGCACCTTTAGCACCCTTTTTACGCATTTTACCACCGCGTTTACGTTTAGCATGAATATTTGCATAGAGACCAGGTCGTGTCATTATTTTTTCCTCTTAGGCTTTTTCATAGCTTTCTTTTTAGCAGCAACAATAATATCCCCTCTGGTAATTTTATCTCTAGGTGGATACATAGCCGCTAATTTTTTATTTTTAACTGCTTTTTTCTTTGTCTTTTTCATAGTTTTCCTATCTGTTAGATATCTCTAACACACTTATAATTATACTCAAGTCATTACCGTTTTGAGCTTGAGCCTGTATTTTTTCTGACTCTTTAGCTATTAGTGGAGCGGGAGCTGCCACAGAGCTGTCAGATGTATCCTGCGCCATATTACCTGTCGCTAGAATTTCTTGGGATCTTTTAGCTTGTATAGTGCGATCCGTTTCTAAATTATAACTTATACTGTTACTGTCTACAAGAAATACAGATATATTACAATCATTAGCAGTGTCCTCATTTGATACACGAATAGATTTAATTATAGCAGCTTTTTCTGCTGGCACAGTGTATATCGTTGTCAAAGCGTTAGTGGATAATTTAGCTTTAAAATTTGTGTATATATTGGACATTTACGATAAAAAAAACGAACGCCTTTCCTCTTCTTCTTTTAGTGTTTCAGGCACATAAGTGTTATTTAAAATAAATATAACTTGTTCTAGAGTTTGAACTAATTGAGATAACTGCTCTCTACTATATTCTTCTGTTGCTTCTGGTAAACGTGGTGTTACGATTTTAGCCATTAAAATCCTCTCATAAATAAACTACCAAGACCAAAACCAAAAGGACTACCAAAAGGATTAAATGTTGGTCGTTGCATTTCTTGAGGCTCTGCTTTTTGCATATTTTCAAGACTAGCGATCTGATTACCAAGACTACCTAAACCTTTATCAACACTATCTAATCTATTACTTATCGTTTCAAATTGTTTACCTATGCCGCCAACTTGTTCATTAAAACTACCAAGAGCATCACCGTAACCAGTTAATTGTTCGCCAAAGCCACCTAACTTTTCACCAAACTTTTCAAATTGACCAGAGTAGTCTGGCATGATTGGTTGTAGCATTGGTGGCTGTATTGGTTGTATACCAATAAAATTTCCAAAACCCGGAGGTCTGTATGGAAGAGGCATTGGTCTGTTAAGTATGGGATTGTTGAATCCCGGTCCAGCTGAAAGTAATCCAGGTTGAATAACACTAGCTAAACCACCACCTCCATCAACGGGAAAAGGTCCTCTTCTTACAGCGAGAGGAGGTAACATATTCGGATTATTTTGTGTAGCGGCTACTTCTAACTCAGATAATGACATTAAGTTCCCCTCATTCCGTCTGGTTTCATATCTAATCTAAGTGTACCATATCTCCATTTATCATCAACATCGCCACTAGATATTCTTACTGCCACCTGTCTACCTCTTATTCTAGTGTCTTTTTTAGTTGTGCTAGTTGTTACTTCAAAGGGACCATGTGTTCTTTGTGTTCCTGAAGGATATGGTCTAGTTTTCATCGTTACATCAACATTACCTGTTTGATTTTTAAAATCAGGTATAAATTTAGAAATAGACATAAAATTATCGCCGTCTGCAATGTCTATGTCTCCTGACTCAATGTGATTTGCCATCGCTGCTCCATCGTCATTGCTTCCTGTTTCGTGAAGATAGACAAAAGTTCTACCTGCTTTTAATCCATTTATCGTAGAGATAGTAGAGGTGGTATCAGCAGACTCAAACTCTGCAGCGTAAGGAACCTCATAAACACCATAATCTGCCCAAGCACTTCTGGCTAAAGTTCCTACATACCAAAGATTTTCTGCATAATTATAAACAACTAATCTATCTATTTGATCAGATCCACTCGATGCGTAAAACCACATAACTTCATTGTAATTAGAATTAGAAGCACAAAATACGTCTTGTTTTGCATTCTCATTAATATCATCAAATACATGGTCTTGCACACTACAAGGTATTTTTTTCACTGCACCATCATACAAGAAGAAAGAATCATTACTCATCCAGAACGAATTACCAGATACGTCAACTGCTGCATTAATACCAACAGCTCCACAATTAGAACCGATTTGTTTAAAACCAAAAGTTAAAGGTGCACCAATAAACTGCATTTGATATAGAGCTGTGTCTGTCCATATCATGACAGCACCTCTTGATCTAACTGCTGTATTGATTTGATTACCGTCAGTTAATCTAAAAGAACCCGCAGTGTTGGTTGCAGTTGGTGTCCAATCGCTTGTTGACTCTTGATCAGACCACCTAATAAACATATTGTCTTGTGTATTTGTTTGTCCAATTGTCGTTTCTGTTCCAAGACAAATAACATGTCTGTCATCACCAGAAACAATCATAAATCTTGATTTTGTCGGCGCACCACTTACTTCTGTAGTACCTGCTCTGTTGCTAGATAATCCTGAAGAAGTGTCCCAATAAAATAAACCACCATCAAACTGTAAGGCCAGCACATCTTCCCCCCAGTTATCTAAAGCCCATTTTTTTGATTGAAGTAAAACACCTTCACCACCAGTTAATCCTTCACGAGTGGTGTTCCATGTGCTGGTGCTCCATGTACCTGCGCCCCAACCATAACCAAACAGTGCCACTGCAGCTCCTGTGTTTACTTGATAACTTGCATTAGCTGTAGCTCCTGTAGCACTACTGGAAGCATT